GTTCTCACCAAGTCTTCCCCGCCAGGAAGTTCAAAGAGAGAACCAAAATGACGTCTACCAACTTGCTCCAACTGAGATCGTTTTTCCTCAAACACATCACGACCGTGTAAAAAGTACTCACGGTTCGCAGTGTGCAGCGCCATAAACGACACATCCGCAGGTGAGGCCTTCTTTCCTTTAACGTTGTGTAACAACTTGGAAATCGATGCCTCCTCGATAGGAGCTACATAGCGATCAAGGTCCACTTCATACCGGAAACCTCGCTTCAGAAAGTTGATATCCTTCAAGTTGATCAATGGTACAGACTCGGAAGTCTTATCAGCCATCGTATATGTGATACCAGCATCACCTAGAACTTTCGACACGGCGGTATGGGTGAACTTTGTCTCCATTGGGGATACCCCCATTACATTATCGTCACCATAACAGAGCGCTGAAACTTGCTCATGAAAGAGGGGGACGTCTTCACCTGCATGAAGAACATAATATGCGTAACGGAGGTAAAGACTGTTAATCAGATTATTCACAATAACAGTCAGGGGGTGACCACTCGGATTAGATCCGAACGCCTGAAGGATAACACCATTGAACTCATACACAGGGTACGCGATCTCAGTTGCAATTCCTTCCATAATGGTCAAAGAGCGCTCGTCATATCCAGCCAGACGGGCAACTCCAACTAACGTCTCGAAAGCACACATCATAGCTTTCGCAGACGCAGTTTTGTCAAAGGCTTTGTAATCGCCAGCAATCATGCGATCGGGTCCATATACCGTCAGGTACTTAGTCACATCATGCCACACAGGACCGAAAGCATTCAAACCGACTGCACACTCCAATTCCAATCCATGATCCTGAATGAACTTGACCACGGGTAAAAAGTACTTGCGAGTTAGAAGAGTAAAAACTACTTCAGAACCCGCGAATACCCGGATCTTGTTCTTCGTGAACTTGGTAGGCTCATCCTTGAGGTTACCTCGGAAGACCGTATAAATACGCTTTCCCTCAGCAAGGAGATTCTCTTGGATATAGAATTCTTCTCTAAATTGTGGGTCTGTGAATCAATAGGTTCCGTAATACCTGGAACCTCAAGATCCACAACGTAGATATAAATACATTTCAACAAATTCAGAGGGAAACCCATGGAAGACTTCGTGTTGATTCGATCAATTGATTTAACTCCATCCATACCACTCAGATTATAGTACCAACTAAGAGGCTGGATCAATTCGACGTCATCTGGGTACTTGACACACACTTGTGCAAAGCGAGTCTGCAAATCATCAGACGCACGCTTCCATGCATGTGGTTCAAAGTCCCCACGAATATGGGCAATCGAGTGTAGATCACGCTGCCAATGTTTCCAGATCTGCCTAGAATCTGGACGCCCGTGCAAACGAGGTAGATCCATGATCTCGTCAACACTGTCGCTGATAGGCGACTTTTGAACTTCAGACCTGAAAGTGGGAACTCCAAGAGCATGAGCTCCAAAGACTTCCAGGTTGGGATCTTTTCCATCAGAGGCTTCCATAAAGCGAACAGCATGCTTCTTCGGAATCGCCAAAGACGGTTCAAAGTCAACACCATACTTTTCAGTTCTCATTGTATCAGCAGAATGAGCAACCAACCGAGTAGAGCGCAACTTCGTATACGCAAGGTTGAACTCATCAAGTGACAAAAACTGGGCAGCACCATATCCAGTTTTAGAATTGCCAGCTAGATGAAATCCAAGAATTACGCTATCGAGTGAAACTACGGGCGCCATACACAACCCTGAGTACGTATTGTACGGTAAACGATAGTCGAAACCCTTGAAGGCGGTAATGCCGGTCTTATAATCCTTATATG